TAACCAGTTTGCACAATGCGACCAGACCCCGTGCCTTGTGCGTAAAGTGTTTGTAATGCAATACCATCGGCGTACTCCGCAAGAGGAACACCATTAGAACCATACTCTGCAATACCGTATTCAGAAACACTTTGCGTTGGGATTTGTGTATTTTGTGAAAGATAATTTTCGCTAAAATCAAAACCCCATTTAATCGTTACATACTGATTCGTGCCACCAATAACTACTACCCCTATGCGCTTTAGTATGGAAGTAACGCTTTGGTTCCCTAAGTCGCTATGGTTGGTGTAATACTGGAAGCGATACGCTGTTGTATTATCTAAATAAGTATTGTATTTGCCGATATAGCCATTTTTACCTATCAATAAATCACCGTTACGCCGAGATAGTAATGCAGTCGGCGTAATTGACGTCCATTTGGTTACTCGACTAGAGTCATCAGGCAAATACCCACGCGTATCAAACACGTATACCGACTGGTTGCTTGGGAGCGTTAGTAGATAAAAAGCATTTATTTCTGAATACACAGCTTTAACGTTAGCCAGCGTCTCACCCGCAATGATGCCCATCAAGTCATTACGCACATTTTTGCTGATGTCACGAAACGGCGCTGACTTTTCCTGAATCGTGCGCATCAATGACCGCACACCGCTGTTAGACAGAAAAAAGACGTCGGTTGCGGTGCCTTGGATGGAGTCGCGCGCGATGCAGCCAATACCTACCACCGTGTCGTTCAACGACATTGTGGCCGGCGCCGTTGCGCCTTGATACACCAATATCTGGCGTTTGCCAAAAATGATCAGGAAATTGTTGTGGGCTGCCAGGCCAACGATCTCGTCCGGCCCAGCAGGCCAGACGTTATTCACATTCAACGTGCCGGAAGTACCACCCGTGTAGACGTGGCCCGACAGCAAGTCTGAGAATGTCAGGGTTTGCTTGTCAGATGCCGTGTTAGCAATCCACAGACGGCCATAAGCCGAAATGACGATATTGCCTGATGGCACCGTGCCGGCGTAACCCGTTTTCTCACTCACACGGCGGTACGTGGTGGTGCTGACCGCTGGATCGTAAATAAGTGGGTCATGGCCCGACTGGAAAAAGTAAGTGATGCCATTAAGCGAGGCGCATTGCCAGTTGTTGGCCGTGATTGTCGGGGCGGTACCCCCTCCCCCGTAGGTCAACTCGACAACCGCATTGCTGCCATCGAGCTTAAAAATCTTGTTGTTGCCGGCAAACAGTACGGTGTACGTGCCGTCGGCTACCACCAATTCATGGATGACGCCCACATCATTAGCGCCCAAGTTGCCTGAACTGCTATTGACTTTAGACCAGCCTTTACGCGCGCCGACACGGCCGTATTGATCGATGACGCAATTGGTTGCGACCAGCGCAAAACCAGCGTTCAAATCAAGCGGCGAATCTTGGGTATTCAGGCCGTAAAAGCCTGGCGCCGAGATCGTATCAATTTGCAGTGACTGGCTCATGAAGCGTAAAACTCCTGCATTTCAGGAAAGCGAGTGGCTTCCAACGCGATGTAATCCGACAGCATGGTCTTATACAAGGCATAAGCCTCAGACGAATTAAGACCGCCGTCCTCGCCGCGCTCAACCAACGCTCTGGCGTAGGCATTTTGCACAACCAATACATCTGGCACTAATACGGAAGTGGAGTCAGACGATAATGTGGCTTGGGGCACCGCCAAGAAAAACTTAATGGTGTACACGCCGTTTGGGCGTCCCCACAACTGCACCTTGGCGTCGCCGCTGCCATCCACACCTTCAAAGCAATACTCCGTAGGTACTGCGGTAACCGTAGGTTGCAGATTTTGCTTGCGGCGCATGTCGCCTACAGGGATAACCTGCATAACGACGTTGCTAGTGGTATTTAGTGGATCGCTGGTAACACGGAATTTCTGCCCGGCGCCAGTCATGGAGTATTCGTAAGTGCCTGAAGCCGTGGTGATAGTAACTTCTTGCCCAAGCGCATTCCAGTCGTAAGCATCCTCAATCTGACGCTTGGCGTCATTGACAAACTTGCCGATCAGGGAAGAGTAGGTGGTCAGGCCGACCGTCGTCACCTGCGTCTCTCGCAGGCGGGCCAAGACATCATTGACGAGTTCCAAGTAGGTCATTTGCTTTTCGCCTTATTCCTTGCGGATATAGCTTTAGCTTTTGCCTTTGCATCTGCCTTGGATGACGCACCCCAAGCATTTAAAGACAGCAAGAGCCGAGTAGGCTGACCGTCTTTACGCTCGGGGCCGGGCATATTGCCCATCCTGGCGAGAAAAGAAGCTCGTCGCGGGTTGTCGCCAGATTTTACCGGCGGTTTGAGGTTGCCCCCAGTTGCTGCATTATAAGACTCCCGGCCTTTGGCATTCAAGCCGCCCTTTGCATTTTGACCGGCCTTTCTTTGCCAAGCTGGAGTTTTCATTTCTTCCTCGCTGCCCTCAAGTTATCGACCATATTGGGGTAGGGCCGTCCGGCGGCCTTTGCCATCCGTTTTGCCGCTGCCTTTTTGGCAGGCGCCAAGGGTTTGGACGGGCCTAACTTTTCAGGCCGCTTCTGCTCCCAGATTGGCTTTTTCATTTCTTGGCCTTTTTCTTGGCCATGCCAGCCTCAGACAACGCAATGGCGATTGCCTGCTTTTTAGACGTGACGACAGGACCGCCTTTGCCGGAATGCAAGGAACCTGCCTTGTATTCGTGCATGACTTTACCGACTTTCTTTTGGCCTTTACTCATCTTCATGATCACTCCTTGGTGATAGGACCGCCTGATTTCCACGCGTCGCAAGTACGATTCGACGCGCAAGTAAACTGGAACAAATCGCAGTAGCCAAGATCGGCGGCGGCTACAAACTGCTCATCGTAAGACAACTCATTCTTGCCTTCGTCTTTTTCCAGACCCCCAATGATGCACTGCATCATAGCTGGCGTCTGGATAAAAGCCGCGCAATTACCGCACCGCATGCCTTTTACTGTGGCTGTGGGGGCGTTATACATGGTGGCTTTTTTCATCCAAAAAGCCGTGTTTGCCTCATTCGGATTAGGTGGCCCATAACCATACTCTTTGAACGCATGGTTGCGGTTCTTCAGATTGACAGACACATCCTGCGTTGCCACAGGGCATTGTTTGCCGGACAACAAGCCAGTTTTCATCTGAAAAATACCCGATCCATAATGAACGCCGCCGCACCACTAATGGCCGACACGATCGCCATGCCTACCCAAAAACCGCCTTTGGATTTATTGGCCATCTCCAGCAGTTTCTTAACGTCTTCGCGCAAGGCGTGCACCTCCATTTGGAGTGCCTCCACCTGGGCTTCGAGCTTTCCAAACTCGCGTGGGTCAATTTCCGACATTTTCTAACTTCCTTGGACGCCCCATTCGTTTGACTGGCGGCGTTAAGATGACCGAAGATGACACTCCGTCCGCAGGTTCTTCAGGTTCATCAACCCGCACATAGCCCTGATGGCCTTTCATGCTGTCGATATCGTGCTGATGAACGAACGTAACCGTTTGGCCACTGACCAAACATTTGAATGTCGCCATAAAATCTCCAGAAGGCAAACTGGGGGCGGGGGCCCCCAGTTTTTACGCCAGTGAGCGTGCTACAACCAGACGCAGTGTGGACGATGCCAAGTCCACCGTGCCGCCGGTTTCGTTTTGGAACCGAATGCTGACGGTATCCGCTGCGCTGACATAACCGGTCACGATCAGACCAGCCACATCAACGGCCAGCGAGGCTGACAGCACCATGTCGCCCAGTGCTACGCCGGGGACAGCCACGGTGTCAGTATCCCCCGCGCCATCAGCCAAACTGTCGGCGTTAAGTGTGGCCTTGACTAGCCAGGTGTTGGAATAAAGCCCGCGAAACTGGTCATTACCAGCGCGAACCACGACGGAAGTTGCATTTGCCATGATGTTCTCCTAATTAGGTTAAAAATCCCCGGCCGAAGCCGGGGAGTTTAATTAGGCTGGAACAGCCAGAGCAAAAGCCGAGGACGAGGTTGCAGCGCCCGTAGTCGCGGCAGTACGCATGGCTTTAACGCCATACAGCATGTCGGACGTGAACAGCGTGCCCAGGTATTCCTGCTTGTACTGGGTCTGCGAACGCACGCCCATCTGCTCAACCAGAACCATCGACTCCTTGTGGCCCATCAGGCAGATACGGTCAGCGCCCGAGTTACCAGCGCCAGTATCAGCATTGGAAGTCACGAACACGGGGATACCGTACAGGTTGCCGATTTCGCCGTTACGGATGGCGTTGCCATCACCCACGAATGCCTGCTCGGTGTAGCGAGCCAGACCCATCAGCGTGTTGCGGCTGGATGGTGGGATGATGAAGAAACGACCGTCCATTGGGGTGTCGTTGTCATCCAGACGCTGGATGGTGCGACGGATTGCAGCATCGGTCAGGGCAGCAGCGTTCGAGGTCGCGCTGTTATACGCAGTGGTGCCGTCCGAGCCGATATAAGCTTTGGTGCTGGACGCCGAAGTTGCGTAGTCATCAGTGCCAATGGTGGCGCCGTTGAACGCGCGGCCAAGTTGTACCAGATCAGTATCAACTTGCTTGGCCAGTGCATAGCCGGCATCGTTGGTGTAGAACTGACGCAGCGAGTTCAATGCCTGAGCTTCGACAATATCTTCGATCAGGCGGCTGTACTCGTAGTGCTTGTTGATCAGGATCTGAACTTCAGATTCTGTCGCAGCGATCAGCGTGACTGCATTGGTGGCTACTTTTGCCGAAGCCGAGCCACGGGTTGGGGCAGGAACGTGAACGGTGTCACCTTTCTTACCCTTAAAGTTCATCTTCATAACAACATTGGCCAGAACCAGGTTCTTTTTGTAGGCCGCAACAATCTCATCACTCCAAATCTCGGGGATGAAGGTTGCTGCTGTTGTGGTTGTTACACTATTTGCTGGGGAAAATGCGGTTGCCATGTCTAACTCCTAAAGTCAAAAGTAAAATTTACTTGACCCGTCCTTCTGCATAGGCCGCCATAATTTCATCGGACAGCGCATCGTATCTAGCCGGGTCGGTCATTTTCAGCCGAATTAGGTCAGCCCTGCGATAGACACGTTTTGAACTCTCTCCGGTACCCCCTACATCCACCTGCGCGGCTTTCAAGGTCTGCTGGCGGGCTTCCTTACCGGATTGATCCGCCTGCTTTTGCTTGATACCGCGTATCTGCTTGTAGGTTGTCAGCAATTCATTGGCCGCATCGAAATCAAACCCGGCATCCGCCCGTGCGTAGAGCTCCAGACGAACCTGAGACGACTTAATCCATGTCTCAAAGTCCTTATCTGCCCCGATTTCCATGAAATCTGGGTGCTCTTGCGCCAAGCGTTGCTGAGTTTGCATCCGTTTGAACTCAATACCTGCCTGTTTGGCAGCAAGTACGTCAGGATGTGTCTCAACGGTCTTTTGAATCGCCTTTTGAGGGTCTTCAAAAAAGTCTACTTCAGGCTCTGCCTTCTCAACAGGTTGAGGTTTTGACGAGAGATTCTGCTTGATGAGCTCATCGGCCAGTTTCCGCACTTCCCCGACTTCTTGCGCCTGGCGCCCAATGACTTTTTCGGCCTCTTGGTGCATCTTTACAATGTCCTCAATCGACTTTCCGCGATAGCGGTCTGGCAATTCTGGGACTTGGGGCGCTGCTAGTTCAGGTAGTTTCGCTTCTTCTGCCTCCAACTCACTAGGCATCTCTGGTTCTTTATCAATCAACATGTCGAAGTTCCTTTTCCTGCCATCTTTTGGTTCTCAGGATTAAACATGAACAGGGCATTTCTGCTTATCTGTTCGCCTTCTGCTCGGATTTTAGCTTGTCTCGGTGGCTTTTATCAAACTTTGCGTGAGCTGTTGGAAACGCTCCCGACCACCCTTCCAATTTAAACGCCGGTGCAGATATGGTGCGGCGGGCTGTCTTGCCGCAATTGCAACGAATTTCTTTGTCTTCATATTCGACAAATCGTTCGATGCGTTCTCCGCTTTCGCAGAGAAATTCAAAGATCTTTCTCATTGAGCCCCTCGTATGCCTCTTCGCTGACCTGTTTCAAGGTTTTCAGCCAATTCAGGATAGATAACTCACCCTTCTTAAATTGTAAATCCTTTTCGTCCTGGATAGTGGCTACATTGTTCAAGGACGTTATCATTCCGTCAATATCTTCTAGTAGATCGCGCCAGCCCTGGTGGGCCATCATGGAAAATCGGTCTTCGTAATACTTTTGCAGTTCAGGCGTCATCATTCGTCTGCCGGTAAAGGTTGGTTGCCAGCCTCAATCCACTTCAGATACTGCTGGTAGTCGGTGTTTGCTGGATCGAAGGGTATGCTAAGGCTTTTTTCTACAAATAGAACCCCCCATTCAACACCAGTAAAATCTTTTAGCAATTTATACATTTAAAGCTCCGCTGTAAGAAGATAGCGTGCGCCCAAAACGTATGGGTTAGACGCATTGGCAGTAATTTGAAATTCAGACCCATATACAGTAGGATTGTTTAATGAGTATGAAGATATGTTGCCAGAAACCCTTACAGAAATAGCCGTAGAAGAAGGTGATGAACGCATCGTGGTTCTATATGGAGCAGGCACATTCATAGTGCCACTGCTAAATTGACCATTTGCTGATGTTTCAACAAATTGAGCGTAGCGTTCGCACAACGCCAACTCCGTACCATACGGCCTGTAATCAAATGATGTGGCTGTGCTGCCTTTTTCGAGTTGTACGCCGGTGATGTAGAAGGTTGCGTTAAGTGTGGAGATAAGATTGGTAGAACCTGTGGCTGAGAAATAAGTCGCAGATGCCCATGCGCCAGCAGTTCCCAAATAGGTTGAACCCATGCCAAGCGAGAAGTACAGATTTAGACCACCACCATTAGTCTTATCGAATGTTGACCCAGATGTTGGGCCAGTAATCGTTATCGACTTCTGTTCCCAAGTGTTTGCCGCCGAAATTGTGTAGCTAAATGGGTAGCAATACAAAGCACTATTGTCTGTTGCCGCACCACCAAAAGTTCCAGTAACTGAACTTCGCACCCAAAATGACAGCGTAAATGTGCTTGCGCCAGCCGCGCCAAACCCTAGATCAGCGACGTTATAGCCTTCAATTATTTGCCTAATTAAGTAATACTGCGTTGCGCCAATACTACTGTCAGCGGTTGTCACGGTTGCCAACAAAGATTTTGTAAATCCTGCTGGTGCTGTGGATGACTGTTGGAGTGTAAATACACCGTCACTTGCTTGACCAACGCCGTTCCACCTGTCAACAACATAGGTGTTGGCAGTCGAATTTATTGTTACCGCCGCCCCAGCATTACGCTGGTCGATGACCATAGCACCGTTGATAATGCGGT